TATTAAGAAGTCATTAAAGGATCAGGATAAACTGGATGAGTTTAATTCTGTTATTGATATGGCATTTGGTTTAACGCAAAAGAAAAGATTTTATATTTCTGATTATGGATATGGTAATGTTAGAGAAGTTATTAATGAGCAGCAAGATAAATTGATTCCAGGTCAGAACTGGGATAAGTTTCATCTTGATAATATTATTAAGTGGTGGAAGAAGAAAGCAGGTAAGAGGTATGATAAATTAAAGCAGGAAGGTAGATTTAGAACTAAGGTTGAATTGTGGACTGATGATGATGACATTCAAATAATAAGATGAATGTTATTGATAATGCTTTACCTGAGAATGAATTAACCCATTTATTAGATACAATGAATGGGTTTGAAATTAGAGGTGGTGCATCGATGTGGTTTGGTGAACCACCAGATGATTTACCTACTTGGTGGTTTGATTGGGATCAGGAACATGTATGTAAGGATATATTTTTACATTTACTGAATATAGCACATAATTACTTTGACATATCATTTGCTGCTGGATATGAGTCTTGGACAAATATTAGTGTCAGACCAGGATTGTCTGAAAGTTATGGATGGCATAGGGATAAAGATGAACGACTTTATTTAACAGAAGGTATTCTTAAATTTCCTATTTGCACATTAGTTTATTATCCACATATTGCTGGTGATATGACAGGAGGTGTGTTAGAATTAGAGGATGAAATTATCATTCCTTTGAGAAATAGATTAGTTGTTTTTGGACCAGGTTTATGGCATAATGTTAAAGAGTTTTCTGGTGAGAGAACTTCTTTAGTTATTAATCCTTGGTCAGAAAAGATTTGTCAAACAAAATGCTATGATCCTAATGTATCATGAAAACTTTAGAAGATTATTTTTTTATTTCACTTATCTTTCTTGAGGAGTTTGTTAAAAGAACTTTGATTGGTGTATACTATATGTGGCAGAAATTTGATTACTGGAATTTTAATCGTAAACTACCCAAATGACTGAACTTAAAGATTGGTTGAACTCTATCAACTTTACAAAGAAAAATTTAATAGAGGAAGATGCCGATCTTATAAAGGATTATCCTCCATATATTATTAATCGTTGTTTATCAGGTCATCTTGATTGTATTATGTTTGTGAATGAGATGAATAAATATTCTTCTCTTGATAAAGATCTTCAATATTCTTTTTATCTAAATACACTTAGGAAAAAGAAGAGATTCAGTCCCTGGCTCCGAAAGGATAAAGTCACAGATCTTGAAATCATTAAACAATACTATGGTTATAGCAACGAAAAAGCAGCAAATGCTTTAAAGATATTAACCCCTGAACAGATTAAATTTATTAAACAACGACTTGACACTGGAGGATTGAAATGACAACGACTACGGAACCTACTGTAGAGTGGGCTCAAGATAAGATGCTTGAGGTGGTTCTAAATGAACCTGATGATTTCTTAAAGGTTAGAGAAACTCTTACAAGAATTGGTGTAGCATCAAGAAAGGAAAAGAAACTCTACCAATCTTGCCACATTCTACATAAGCAAGGTAAGTATTATATTGTTCATTTTAAAGAATTATTTGCACTTGATGGGAAACATGCTAACCTTACTGTTAACGACGTTCAGCGTCGGAATCGTATTGCTCGGTTGCTTTCTGACTGGGGCCTCATATCTATCGTAAAGGAAAGTTCTGTTGAGGATATAGCACCATTAAATCAGATTAAGGTTCTTTCATATAAGGATAAGGGAGATTGGATTTTAGAACAGAAATATAATATTGGTAAAAAAGGTAAGACACAGGATACAGAATAATTGAAAAAATTTATATTTGACGTTGATGGGACACTAACTCCTAGTCGCAAAAAGATTGAGCATGAATTCTGGGCTCCCTTTCTTATATTCTGTCGCAATCATGATGTCTATCTTGTCACTGGTAGTGATAGGCAGAAGACCCTAGAACAACTAGGATTGGATATATGTTACACTGCTAAACGAGTATATAATTGCTCTGGTAGTGATGCATATGAACGGGATGTGAATGTTTATAGAGATGATTGGGAGTTACCTAAAGATGTAGAAATGCATCTAAAGGATGAGTTGGTATTCAGTGATTTTTCATTACGTAATGGAAATCATATTGAAAGAAGACCAGGTGGAGTTAACTTTAGTATTTTGGGTAGAGATGCTGATCCAATGAAAGGTAGAAAGGAATATATTAGTTGGGATAATATACATGGTGAAAGGGAGTATATTGCCAAAAGACTTTTATACAACTTTCCTGATTTAACTGTAGCACTTGGTGGTCAAACTGGTATTGATATTGGCCCTAAAGGTGCTGATAAGAGTCAGATATTAAGAGACTTTAATGAAGATGATGAGTTGCACTTCTTTGGTGACAGAATGAAAGAAGGTGGTAATGATTATTCTTTAGGGGAAGCAGTAAAGAAAATGGGCGGTTATCCGCATCCTGTTAATAGTTGGGAGGAAACCCGAACCAAACTTATCAAGTTAACCGAAAAGGTAATTATAACTGAGTGATATAATTAGTATTGGATGCCGAAAGGATCCACACAATAAAACTCGCTTTATAAGGAGCCTATTATGACTAACCTTCAAAGGTATCATGCTGCCAATCTTCCTGAATTAATGGAAAGGATTCAGAGAAACAGTATTGGTCTTGATGATTATCTTAATCGTTTTTGGAACGATACAAGAACAGAGAACTATCCACCCTATAACATAGTTCAGGTAAACAACGTAGAAACCAGACTTGAGGTTGCTCTTGCTGGATTCAAAAAGAAAGAAGTTAAAGTTTACACTGAGTTTGGTAAATTAAAAGTTGAGGGTAAGAAAGAAGAGAAAGAAGATAAAGATCAATTAGTCTTTAAAGGTCTTGCTCAAAGATCCTTTGAAAGATCATGGGGTATCTCTGACGATACAGAGGTGCAGAAAGTTGAATTTGAAGATGGATTGCTTACTGTTACAGTAGGTAAGATTGTTCCAGATCATCATGCTCGTAAAGACTGGTTATAAATATAATTGAGTTCGAGATGGATCAGCACCTTGTCAATTGACAAGGTGCTTTTTCTTTGCTATAGTATCTGGAGGTATGAATAAATTATGGCAATTAAAGTCTTGGTTTTAAAATCAGGTGAGGATGTCATTGCTGATGTTCAAGAGATGTATGGTGCAGAACAACAAGTCTTTGGGTACTTACTTAATAATCCATGTGTTATTAAGTTAAAGGCTTCAGAACAACCTTCTACTGAAGAAGAGAAATCTGTATCTATAAGAATGCATCCTTGGATGCCTGTAGCAAGGGAAAAAACTATTCCCGTCACTATTGACTGGGTTGTTACTATGGTAACTCCAGTTGAAAAAGTTCAAGAAATGTACGAAAAGGATGTATTAAACGATGGAAAAACGACAGATTCAACTGATAGTTCTGACGAACAACCTAAAACTGGTCTCACAGATTGAGGAAGCTCCAGCAGCAGTTCCAGGAGAACCTGATTGTAAGTTGATTGAACCAATGGTTGTGGGAGAGAATAATACTCTTTCTCCGTGGTTGGTTGATAGTACCAATCAGAATGAATTTATGTTATCATCTGATAAGATATTAACTCTTGTGGATCCCAAACCTACTTTGGTTGAGAAATATGAAAACCTTCTTAAACCAATTCTACACGTTAAACCTACATTACCGACTGAATCTTCTTAAATAATGCGTTTCTATACTAATGTTCAATTGATTGGGAATCAGTTTTTGGTTCGTGGAGTTGAGAATGGAAAGAGGTATCAGCATAGGGATGAGTTCTTTCCTACTTTATTTGTTAAATCTAAAAAGAATACTAAATATAAAACGTTGAGTGGGGAAGCAGTTGAAGAAATTAATCCAGGCACAGTTAGAGATTGCCGTGACTTCTATAAGAAGTATGATGGTATTGAGAACTTTGAGATATATGGGAATGACAGGTATATTTACCAATATATTTCAGAGAAATACCCAGAGGATGAAGTCAAGTTTGACATATCTAAGATTAAGCTTGTTACTCTGGATATTGAAGTTGCGTCTGAGCAAGGTTTCCCTGACGTTGAATCTTGCGTGGAAGAGATCTTGGCAATCTCAATACAGGATTACACAACTAAGCAGATCATTACTTGGGG